TGAACTTGTCTTCTGACTCATCCCAACCCATGAAAGCGTTGTCGCCTGTGCTACCACGTTCAATCACAATACCTGAATCGTTAGCTGCTGATGTAGTGTTATTACCTAGTTCTAATAGAGTGTCAGAAACAACAGTGTTAGTAGTAGCTACAGTAGTAGTTGTACCGTTAACAGTCAAGTTACCAGTTACAGTTATGTCACCGCCTGCAGAAATGTTGTTAAATGTTACATCGTCGCCTGTACCGACTGACTGACCAATTGCGAATGTTACTTCATTGTTAGAAACAGTGGAATCTACACCAGTGCCACCAGTGAAAGTGAAAGTATCGGTACCAACTGTAAGATCATCAGTACCACTATCACCTGCAATTGATAAAACTGAGCTAGTTGCAGTAGTTGTAACCGCTGTAACACGACCTTTTGCGTCAACAGTGATTGAAGGAATTGCTGAACCAGAACCGTAAGTACCAGCTGTAACACCTGAGTTAGCAAGTGTAGTTGAAATAGTTGCAGTATCGCCAGCGTCCTGGAACGTAGCTGAACCAGTAGCATCGCCACTGAGTGCGACAGTTACAGCGCTTGACAAACCATCTGCATCAGTAGCAGTGTCTGCGTTACCAGTTACGTCACCAGTTACGTCACCTGTTACGTTACCAGTAAGGTCAGCAGTAATAGTGCCTGCACTGAAGTTGCCAGATCCATCACGTTTTACAATAGCGCTGTTAGTGTTTGAATCAGTAGCCGCGTCAATGGCATCGGTGTAGTATTTACCACCAACCGGTACAATAGCAGCACCGCCACTATGAGTTGTTTCAATATATAGTTTGGAACCAGCGCCATCATTGCTGGTGTCCATTGCAAGAGCCAGTTCTCCTTCTGCAAGATCCGATGTAGTCGGTGCAGTAGCGCCTGATGCTCTTTTGATTTGAATAACTGTAGCCATTGATTTCTCCTCTTGTAAGCTAAGTGTTATTTTTTGTAATTATAATGTAATTACCGTGTAATTATTTAAAAAATTTAAAACGTTCCACCATCTAAATTCGTTACATTTGTCGAATCTATTGCTAGACCTGATACAGGAGTTGCCTCCCAATATCCTGTAGATGCATTATATGTAAAAGTGTAACCATCCTGCACATCTGTCATGTTTACATCAGAAAGTCCATTAAGTTTAGTAGCAGTAGTAACCTTTGAATTAGGAAGAGTTACACCTACCGTTCTTCTACTAGAGTTGTTTACAGTTACTTTAACAGCCATTATCGTGTTACCTCTGGTGTTACAGTTACAATACCCTCTAACACTCTTATGGTTTCTACACCATCATCAATTTCAACATCATAAACATACCTACCCGCTTTCAAGTTTGAAGTTTCTGCTGCTGTCAAACTTATAGTAATTTCACCTGTCAAATTGATCTTATCTGTTGTAAACGCTGTAGATGTAGAGGTATAATAACTTTTTCTTAGTTGTGAATTAACAGTGTATGTAGTCAGGTCTTTTTCAGACCCGTCAGGATTAGTCAACTCAAAAGAAAAAGAAAAGGTTGTTCCCTGATCTATTACTATGTTGTTTACTGTAGCCATATAAATATCTTATAAGTATTAATGTATGTACTTATTTATAACATTTTGGACTTGTGATGAAAACTATTTTGACCTTAAAATATGGTGACAAATATACATCTGATGATGTGAATCAAATATATACTGACACCGAAGGAAAATATAATTATGTTTGTGTGACCGATAATCCTGAAGGATTACATTCCGATATTTATACAATTCCTATTGACGGTGAACCTGAAGGCCACTGGGAAAAAGTCAAACTTTTTCAGCACGATTTCGGCACAACAATGTATCTTGATTTGGATGTTAAGATACAAAATAACCTTGACCATATGTTTTCTTATCTTGACAAACACCCTATGATTTGTTATACTTATTGGAAACCAATAGACTTTCCCTATCATGTTGATAGTCGTTGGTCTTATAATTATCTGAGTAATTTTAACTCAAGCGTAATGTTATGGAAAGATGCTCGTTACATATATGATTATTGGAAAAAAGAACAAGATTATTATATGGTAAAATATGCAGGAGATGACAGGTTTCTGTACCACGAAAATTTTACATTTGAACATTGGCCAAAAGGTGAAATATATTCATATATGTGGGGAGAAGGATTGCCTACATCAGAAAAAAAATCCAAGTTAAAACCAAATTGTACAATAGCTTTATTGAATGGTCAAGATAGATTTACAAACATAAAACAAGATTATTATGATGAACTTCGTATGTATAAAATGGGGCAGTAAGTACACCCCAGATTATGTAAACAATTTGTATCGTATGGTTGAAAAGAACTATACGAAACCTTTTACCTTTACCTGTTATACAGATGAAACCGAAGGACTTAAATGTAATACTCATCCTATACCTGATGATGGCTTATTACACCCTAAGTATTGGTTTGGTAAAGAAGGCTACTGCTGGGACAGAGCAAAGTTTCTGGTATTCAATTCAAAAGAATGGTTAGGATATGAGGGCAAGTGGTGTTACTTTGACCTCGATGTTATAATACAGAATAACATAGATGATATAGATGAACTTGCTAATAAACCAAGAATCATTCATGTTCAATGGCAACCCGGAAAACAAAAACATGAAAGATTATTTTTTGAAATGCGAGGCACTTTTTATAATTCTAGTATGATGTGTTGGAATGATGAGCAAACTAAACACATATATTATGATGTTTTAATGGAAGAAGAAATGGTGTTCACAACATTTTACAAGGGGTCCGATAATTATCACTATTGGAGACAGCGTGATTTTTGGAAGAACATTCCTTATGATTGGGTATATAATTATAACAGGGGTATGACGTATCCAAATGATTTGCGTCAAAAAGTATATAGGCCCGATGCTAAAATTTGTTTGTTCAATGTAGACAACACCCCTGACCCAGGAGCAAAAAAACAGGTCAAACTTGAGGGATTGAAAGACAAAGAATTGTTGAGGTTATGGAAATGCGAGTAAACTACATATGCTGTAAATGGGGGACAAAGTATGGACCACATTATGTCAATAAATTATATTCAATGGCTAAACGTAACACTGATGATAGCATATTTGACTTTCATTTTTACTGTTACACGGATCTTCCTGATGGCTTGGATCCAGGGATTAAAGTTATTGACTTCCCTGATGTTCCTAATATTCATCCTAAGTATTGGTTTGGTTCTGATAGCTTCAAGTATGGAATGGCTCGCTGCTGGGATCGTCCTAAAACTTTTATCTTTAATACTCATAACTTTGCTGACGATAAGCCTACGGGGCGTTTCGTTTTCTTAGACTTAGATGTTATCATACAAAATGACATGGGTCCTATCATCACACATGACCTAGACAGGCCAACAAAACTTAGAAGTTGGTGGCAAGATCCTCGTCCAATGAAAAGTAGAAACTTTAAACTAGCACACGGTGCATACACAAATGGTTCGTGTATGGTTTGGAGCGATGACCAAACTGAATGTATATGGGAAGATGTGTTGAAACATCAGGAACAAATATGGTTCACATTTACTGACGGTACTGATAATTATCACAGTTGGCGCTGGGGTGAGTTTAGTAATTATAAAAAACTGTGGGGACACTTTCCAAGTTGGATGGCATACTCATACAACAGAGGCCGTTCATGGGATGAAGATGACCTGAGAGTGGACACCTATCGTAAAGGCGCTATACTCTGTGTGTTTAATATTGACTTGTTGCCCTTTGAAGATAAGTCCAGAGGCAGCACAAAACAAGATGATTTAGCAGATCCTGATTTATTGGCTCATTGGCAATGATACATATATACACCGTTAAATGGGGTGAAAAATACTCTAGCGAACACGTAAATAAAATTTACAAAGATTGCTTTGAGAACATCTACAGTGAGTTTAAATTTTATTGTCTGACAGAAAACCCTGAAGGACTTTTAAAAAACGTAACTGTAATACCTCTACCTAAAGACAACTACTATGAAAAATGGTGGAATAAATTATATCTTTTTGATAAAAACATCGTAACTCAGCGAGGAGAAAAAATGTTTTTGGATTTAGATATAGAAATTCAAAGAGAGCTAGATTCTTTTATAAATTATAATTGTGACAACAGAATATTTTTTATAAAAACATATTGGCACGATTTAGAAAAAATGAAAAAAGAAACTGAACACGTACCCACAAAATATACTGATTTAAATTCTAGTGTATTAAGATGGAATGACTCTATAATTGATACTGAAATCATGGACAATTTTTGGACTATGATAAAAGACTATCCTAGTCAAATATTTTTTTATTTTAGGGGACTAGACAATCTATTCTATAATAGATTTCCTAAAGAATGTATTGATTACTTTCCTCCTGGATGGGTTTATAGTTATAACTATGGATATTATTATCCTGCTGATGTAGAAAAATATAAGTATCGGGACACACCGTATATTTGTTTATATGATTCGATGGAGAGACCTGAAGATGTTAAAATTGAATTTTCTAACTAGTTTTAGATACTGGGGATTAGCATTAGAAAAAATTGCACATGAAATGCCCCACAAACATGATGACTTTAGAAAGTCTATGAACCCAAACACTATGGACGCAGCCGTTTGGATGATGGAAGAACTTGTAAAACAGTTAGACGCAGACAAAGAATACAATATTATCGTGTTAAATTCTTGGTTGGGCTTTCCTCTTGTACCTCTTATATGTGAAAACATAAAAGTAAAACATATGGATCTTATTGATATTGATAATGAAGCATTAGAACTATCTAAAGTCTTTAATAAGTATTATGTTGACCAAGGTATAGATATAAATCATTTAAATTTGGACATACCATTTGCCTTTCACGACATCAATGCTCTAGACGCTGACATTGTTATTTCT